CTTCCACTTATTTTTGTTCCATCAAATGTATATTGGTCTTCAAATCTAATTTTATTCGTAGAATATCTGCCACCACCCAAATCTGGAATTTCTAATACAACTGTTCTGTCTATTACTTCAAATTGGTATGGATATGCTGTTAATGTAGGAAATCCTATTGCAGATGCGGAATATGATGCTGATGGGTTTTCTGAAAATATTAATGTTCCATTAGTTATAGAACCACTTTCTAAATCATTTCTATATAAAGATGATGAAAAATAAATATTTGTATCTACATTCAATAATGAAGATGATATTGCCAAATTTTTTGGATATTCAAAGTCTAATCTAAAGAATAAATCATCAGTAGATGCAGATACGTGATTACCATTAATCATTTCCGGAAAAGAAACGTGTTCGTAAAATCTTTCCTTATCCAATGGAGTAGACCATAAACGGAATTCATCCAAAGAACCAACATACCCACTACCACTTGCAATATAAATGTAATTACCATTATCCCAACTAGCACTAACATTTAAAATACTTGCCGATACTGATTCTTGAAATATAGTTCTTTCTTTATTAGATTGTCTTACATTCAATTCAAAACTTGATGATATACTTCCACTATTTCTACTAACTTCAATTCCAAAAAAACTATCATTAAATATTGGTAATAATGAAGACGATATCTCATATGAACCAGAGTAATTAAATACAACTTTACCATATTTAGAATCTGTTGAACTAGTAAGATTTACTCCCCAACCACTACCAGATATGATATTAAAATTACCACTATACTCCGGTTTTATAAAAAATTCTATTGTATCTGGTTTTCTATTTCTTTCGGTATTTTTCCATTCTAATTTAATACTACCAGAATTTTGTCCATAAAACTTCAATGCGGTGGTAATATTATCGAACTCCAATTTGCTCTTTGTAGTTTCCGTTACTTCTGGTCCTCCAAATTCTAAAATTGAAAGGTTTGATGATGGAATACCATAACATGACATTATTGCATAAACACCTCTTCTAGTTCCTTTATGTTTTAATAAGTAAGGTAAGTTATTTACAATTCTTCTCCAAATTTCGTATGTTCTTTTCTTTGCAGGATTTGATGGAACTAACCTACCATTCTTATCATAAGTTGGTTTATATTGTTGATTACCATCGGAATCCATACCAAAGACATAATTCCAAAGTTGTGAATCAGCTGATAGGTTTTTAGCATCCCAGTTAAATGATTTTAAAACATCAAATAATAATTTATCCGATATTCCATTTGTTGCTTTATAACCCAAACCTCTACTTTTTTCTATTGATTTTGTATAATAATAGATGTTGTCAAAGTGTTGTCCTATCATTGAGAAAAATAATAATAAACTTTGGTTTTCGGTATTATTTACAATATATTGTGGTATATTATTTAATACATAGTTTGAATTATTAATATCAAATGATTCGGCAAGTTCTACAATATCTGTATACCAATTTTCAACAATAACATTAGTCGAACTCAATCTAACATTACCATTGTGTGGCCACGACATCGATGATGATGTATATAAGAATTTTTCAAATCCATCAAATCCCTGTATCAATTGTTCTTTCTTAATACTTTGTCTTTCTCTTTCTTTTAAAGCTGCCAACGAACCAGTCGATGAACCACTACCTGCAGTTATTTCTGCAATTGACCCAGAATAGTGTAATGATGATGATATCGCTGCGTCATATACTTCAATTAATTGAACTTTATATACAAAATTATCAACTCTTTCTTTTGCAGAACTAAAATGTACAAAGTTATCCCAAATATATTCAGAATCATTTACATATTGTATATTTAAATCATCCGTATTAACTAATGAAGAACTTAAATATTGACTTACTAAATTAGACGATGATGATACGGATGCACTAAGTATTAAGTCATCCAATGATTCGTATCCCGTAGATTTTCCTACAACAAAATCAACATCTACACTAAAATTTGGCCCCTTAATCGGTGGACAATTTATTCCATCTTGTTGTGATAAAACAATTGTTTCAATTAATGGGTTAGTTAATAATTTAGTAATCCAAAGAGTTGAATTTTCTGTTATATTTGCCGGTAGTGGTGAATATAACTTTAATATCAAAGATTCAACTTCTTTACTAACTATCGTATTACCCAACTCATCGGTTTTCTTATCTGATAAAGTAAAGTTATCCTCTTCCCACGATGAAACTATTATTTGTTCGTCATTACCAAAGTTTGCAAGATGTGTTAAATATTTACTTTCTTTTTCAGGTTCAGTAAATTTTAAATTTTCAACAAATGCATCAAATAAAGTTTTTTTAATTATATCTTCATCTAATCTTATACTTGATAATAATAATGATGTTTTTATTTCATATTCATTTCCAACTAATTCAACTGCACCACTTCTATTATATGGTTTTAAAATAAGTGTTACATTATCACTACCATTCCAATTTGTAAATTTAGTAGATAAATCTTTTAAATTTATTTTAATTTTACCATTTGCAGGTAATGATTTAAATAATTGAATTCTACTTTTATCCTTTGCAACCAAATCAATGTCAACCGAAGAAACTGCAAACGAATTCCATTCCACATCATATTCTAAATTTAAATCTGAAAATGAAGGAACGTCTATGGCATCGGCAAATATAATTTGAGTAAGTGATGGAAAATCATTTACACTATTAAAATTAACAATAATCTCTGTTTTATTTCCTGTTCCATAAGCATCGCTATATGGGACTACTATTAATTTTTTACTACCATATACACCTGCAAAATCTTTTTTGAATGATAGGTCAATAAATCCATTTGTTGCAGGAACTCTTATTTTACCATCCGATTTAAAATAAAAATCAACAAAATCAGCATTAGATGAATTAAATGGTATATTAACTATTGTATCTAAATCAGAATCTTTTACATTATAGTCGTATTTTGTACTTGTAATAGATACAATTGGTTGTTCGGATAATATTGTTTTTTCCATAACAACCGATACCGCAAATCCACCTGTTAATAATTCAGTAGCTGGTATTGATATAAATTTATCACCGATTGTCCACTTTGAAACATCCGTTGAGTTTTTCTCTGCAACTTGTCTATTTGCGTAAAATATTTTTAAAATTTTATAATTGCTCGGAAGTGTTCCTTCTACATAAATTTGTAAAGTTGAATTTGTAAGATTTGATTTTAATATATTTTTAGCATCTGTATTATAATCTGCAAGTGTTATAGCGTCGGTAGATATCACATTGTCACCAGAAACTATTTCATATTTTAATTTTAATAAGTCGCCAACTTCGTTTTGGAAATTAGACGCAAATACAATTTCATAATTAACTAAATAATCTGCAATCACCGGTACATTGGGTGTGGCCGATTGTATTGGTTCATCAGATATAATTCCTACCGGAGTTGGTTCTACCGGAGTTGGTTCTATTGGATTAAAAATAACACTACCACCACCCCCACCACCTAAAGAAAGATTATCTCCATCTAAAAATGCCATAGTTTCATCATTACCAGGAGCTCCCATATTATATTGTCTATTGTATCTTATTGACATTTATTCTTTTTTATAAATATTTTATTATCTGAAATTTTCTGCTCTACCCGCTCCACCATCTATTCTTTCTCTATCATCACCTATTCCGCCTCCACCACCATAACTTCCACCTCCTCCACCAGAAGGGCCGCCAGTTCCACCGCCACCCGGAGGAGGTGGAGGCGGAGGTGTGTATCCACAATTTGAAGAATTTGTTTCAATCAATTCTTCAAATGAGCCACCACTACCATCTGCATATTTTCCATATTGGTCATATCCTTTACATAATGTTGAAAGTAATATACCCTTTGCAGGATAAATTATTCCTAAATTAGAATCATCAAAAACAGTAACCGAACCCGATGGTGAATAAACATTTACTTTGGTTTCTGTGAACGTAGAAAATGATTCTAAATTGTTTTGTATTTGTTTTTGTAATTCGGTTATTGCAAATTCTTTTGGTAATTGTTTTACCTCAATACCTCTTCTTTTTAATACTTTTGAATTAACATCAATGCAAATATTTAATATGTTTTGTATTTCAGATAACATCATATTATAATCGTATACATCAAAATTATCAAATCTAACTTCATCAGGTTTGCCAAAATTGGATTCACCGATATTATAATATTTGTTATTTAAATAATAGTCCACAGACAATTTAAAATCTTCAAATATTTTTGTTCTAAAATTATCAAACTTACTTAACCCAAAATCCTTTTTTAAAATTGTAAAAAAATCTTTACCAAATTTGGTTTCTAAATATGAATCTATTTTAGTTAAAAAAGAATTTTCAAATGCATTCAAAGAATCTAATATAGAAGTTTTGTAATAAATAAAATCTTTATTTAAACTTTTAAGGTTTTTAAATTCTGTATTAGTAATTTTATTTATATTGGAATCTTTAGTTTTTAAAGGTAAAATTCTAATTTCTTCTCTTGATGGTGAAACTTCTTGTATCCAAACTCTTGTTAATTCGTTTTCACTTCCAACTTTCTGTTTTACAAAATTAATATTAACTTTAAGGATTCCATTTGTAAATCCTAAATCATTTAATAATTTTTCAATATTAATTGCAAGTTCTTTCTGTCCACCTTTGTTTGTAATGTTATAAAGATAATTTTGAATATCACCTTTTTTAATATATGCAACATTATTTCCAGATTTTTGTGGTAATAGGTTGTTATTGATATCATAAACAGATACTTCCATAACATCATATTTACCCATACCGAAATCAGATTTCTCTATTTCATTTTTGGATAATATAAATAAATCTTTATCATCAATAAACTTTCCTTCGTTAGTTGAGTTATTGTTGATTAAACCTAAGTTTGTATATTTTTTAATACTCATAATCTATTTCAATTTAAAAACCTGCGTAAGATTTAGGATGTGCAACCTTCAATGCGGTTGTAAACGATTTTGTTTCAGAAGTACCATCCGCTCTTTGTACCGTTATATTAAGTGCGGCTTTATAAAAAGTTGTACTATCTCTTTTACCATAACTTACATTTTGTGGTGTGGCAACAAAATCAATCTCTTCGGTTGAACCTGCGGTTATTTTAAAATCAGTTTTAGGAATTGAAAACCATCTTTGATTTCTATCCCATGTTGCACTTATTTTAATAGTTACCGGTTCCAAATCATTATTGGTTATTTTTAAATTCTTACCATTAACCCATTCTTTTGCATCATCTCTTGCATTCTTAATTTTATAAGACATTACTGGGTCATTTGCTGAACCTTTTGCTGTAAAGTTTGTACTTACTATTTTATTAATAATAGTACCACCTTGTCCTTGTGTGGTTGTTTCTAAATCTTTTTGTTGTCTTACTGCACCCAATTGAGCTTGTAAACCTTCAATGATTGCGTTTAAAGAATTTATTTGTTGAATCAATGCTTCAATCTGTGCTTTAAATCCGGTCTTTTGTGATTGTAGTGATGCTCTCAAAATACTTTCATCAACTGACTTTTGTAATGATGTTGCAATCTGACTGGCAAAATCTAATATCGTTGCATTTAAAGTTTCAATTTGATTAACCAATACGTCATTGATTTGTTCTACACTTAATCTATTATTTATTTCAGTCTGAACTTGTGATTCCAATGCAGTGATTGTAGAATTAAGAACTACTATATCATCACTTAATTTTTTAACTCTTTTTCTTAAATCTTCGTTTTCTGCAACCTTTTCGTTATATATCGGTCTTGGAACTAAATCTAAATTTATACTTGGTATATTTGGTAGTAATTCTTTAACTTCAACATCTACGGCTTTTATTAATTCTTCCGTATCATATTTGTCTTTTGTTAACCCTTTGAATACCAAAGATGATGCAACATTTGAATCGTCTACTACATTAACTCCATATTCATTTCTATTAATAGCATCGGAACCAGAGACACTTAAAATTGATTCTAATTTTTTGTCTTTCTCTTCTTGTAACTTTATTGATATTGCTTCTAAGTTAGTCATTTATTAAACTATTTCAAATATTAATTTTTCATCTATAATAGTAGATATTCCACCTTCTACTATTTCTAATTTTAATAAATAAGTTCTATTCATTGGTAATGTATTCAAATCCATTATAAAATAATTTGAAATAGAATCACAACTTACTTTAGTATATTGGCCAAACGGAAATATTATTTCACCAGTTTTATAATCTTCAAGTTGATAATATGTGGTGGTTGGTAAATATTTTGTTTGGTCATATGCAAATGTTGTTCCAAAAGATTTTAAAGGAAACATATCTCTACCTTTAACTCTAACTTTTACTTTTTGATTTTGTGGATATTCTTTTTTCAAATTAGAAACAATAACTTTATAATCACCATCAGATACCGAACCTGTTACAGATGATAAACTACCTGTTGAAAATATTTGGTCATTCCAAACTAATTCTAATTTTGGTTCGTATATTGTATTTGTTTCTTTTGAAAAGAATTTTAATAAACCATAATCTAAATCATTGTTTTCCGTATCAATACTATGCCTAATTATAAATCCATTATTTGGTAAAGAACCACTACACCACAATTTAATAATATCACTAACGTCCATTCTAATATCATCCGGTTCATTACTAAACGATTGAGTTGCGGAACCTGTAATATACCAAGTACCACCCTCCGCATTTGCAGAACCCGTTGTGCCAGGTGTAAAGGTTGCAGTTCCTGCTATAACATTATCTTGCCAAGTATTAATACCATCTCTATATTTCCAACTAACACCATCCGATGTTACATTATCAAATTTCGTGCCTGTTCCCATTATCCAACTTTGAGAAACTGCGTTTGCATATAGTTTATATTCTAAAGGTATTTCTTCCGAATTAGCGGAACGTAATACCAAATATGATTGCCAACTACCCGTTCCAATTGATTGTATTTCTGACTTTATTGAACCTGTGTCGAATTTAATTAAAGTTCTAGTTATATCTTTACTAGAACCATAATAAAGTTTACCAACCTCCAATATTTCATCTCTACCGGCGTTTTGGTCAGGTTGTTGTAAGTAAATACTAGCATCGAATGATGATGTGAAAAATTTATGCATTATAAAGCCCTCCCTTTTATGTCTTTTGTTGGATACAAAACTTCGAATACGCATGGGTCTAAAGATGGATATACAATCTTACCTTTAGTTGCTTCATCAATATTGTATCTATTTTTTGAATAATTACCATCACCACCACATAAATTTGAAATCTTTACTGATGGTACACTCATAACTCCTTCTATATTTGCAAGTATTAATTCCATTTCTGAAATATTAATTGGTTTGTTAAATGTCCAATTATCTATATCAAAATATCTTTGAATTTCTGCTAAACAATTTGTAAGAACTTCTCTTTTATTATAATTTGAATAAGCTATAATTTCAAAATCAACTCCAATATTTACTATAAATCCATTCATAATATTAACACCATCGGTTAACATCCTATACTCTCCTAAATAAGTTTTAAGATTTTGTTTAACTGCCTGATTTAAATTGGTTAGTTTTTTATTACTATCATATCCCAAAACATACATATTAATTGCAAATGGATTATTTATTTCACTAATAGATGTATTTTTTTGAGTAAGATATTTAACTAATTCTTTTTGAATATCTTGTTTTGATAATCCTTTAATAGATTCTACCAAATTGGCAAATTCCGTAATATTTTTAGGGTTTGCAAGTATTGATGCGGGACTATTATTATCAATTTCACCATCCTGACTCACATATACTTTTGCAATACTTCCGTATCTTTCCGGCATTGACATTGCTCTTACTATGTAATCTTGTCTAGTTACTGCTCTATTTTGAGAACCAAATGTTGCTAATGCATTTTGTCTAATTTCTTCAATTGATTCCGAATCTCTACCACCCGTTGCAGCTTCTAAGTTTTCAACTGCTACCGATGATTTTGTATCATTATATGCACTCAATTTATTATCTGGAATTGATAACAAATCATCCTCAAATTCTATCAATCTGATTGTTGTTAAATCTCTTTGATTTATATTTGATTGAACACCACCACCAACTAAATAATTTATAGTAAGTTGCTGGCCAGCAGGTGCAATACCAAATGTGTTTGTTTTTAAAAAATTCGATGGGTCAATACCTTGATTTAATCTATTAACCGAATTTGCTAAACCCAAACCAACATTTTTTGAATTTGGTAGTATAATTTCATCTGATAAATTAACATCACCACTTCCAAATTGTAAATCCATAGTATTATCGGAATTTACTTTTACACTAAATCTATATGGAACTTTTTTAATTTCTAAAATATATGGTACTACCGAAGATGATACACTTAAATTTCCAGTATTTGATTCTATATTTGGTTTTTCTATAAAAACACTTTCTTGTGCCAAATAAGGAACTTCATACCATTTAGTATTACCACCATCGGATGTTACTGATGTAATTTGTATTATATTAGTGTCGGAAAGAGTTGCAGTAGGATAATCCGTATCATTGGATACAAATGTAATAGTTGTTGAAACTTCTTGAGCCGATATTGCTTTTACTTTTTTACTTACTAAATATCTAGTTGGTACTCCATCTAATCCTCTTTCATAAACTTCAATTTCTCTCCCAACTGGTGATGAAAAATCAACAACATCAACTGTTCTAAATATTATAGATGAATTCGTAGTCGATTCAACCTCCATACCATCTTTAATTCTTAAATAAAAACTTTCATCTGGACCATTGTTTACACCAATTCCTACTCCAGGTAATAATTGGTATACTGTTAATTCTGTGACTGCTGGTGAAGTAACTTTTGGTTTATATCCCATTTGTTGTGCCAATGCCATAACATTCTTTCTTTCAGTTGCATGTGCCAACATAGATTCTTTTAGTTGTACATCCTGATAGAATGATAACATATCACCTATTGCAGCTGCCTGGTCAATGAATATACTACCTGGCGAAGCTTCTGAAAAGTCTGCATACTGATTTGGAAAATATGTTTTTGTAAAATCTATAAGATTTTGCTTTAATGTTGCAAAGTCTTTACCAACATATGATAGTTCCTTACTTCCTATATTATTTAAAGGTTTAATAGCCATTATTAATTATTTACATTTATTTGAAGTGTGTCTGATAAATTTGGGTTTGACGCCAACGAAAATTTTATGTCCAAAAATATTTTATTATTGTCAATATCAATATCATCATAGTCAAATACAATTTCATTTATCGTTATATACGGCATCCAAATTGAAACTGCGTCTAATATTACACTTTCAATTCTACTTTCAATTAAGTCACCATCAATTTGTTCAAATAATAACTTCCATATATCACATCCAAATTCCGGTTCCATAATTCTTTCACCTTTGTGAGTTAGAATTAAGTTTTTTAAAGAATCTTTGGCTTGAGTTAATGTAGTATAGTTAACAGCAAAAATACCATTAGAATCCGATGTTCTATTTACACCAATTCCTAATACTTTATAATTATTTTGTGTTAAGTCGGTAACATTAACTTTACCAAGTTCTATTGCCATTTATTAAAATCTTTTAACTAATTCTCTATAATCTCTTGTCAATGCTTTTATTGTAGCATCTTGTAAACCATCACCGGTTGATTCAAAATTTGGAACATTAGATGGTACATTTACCTCTCTAAAATCCATTGTTTCCCATTCACTTTCATCAACTCTTAATTCTGGTTTAATCATATCCAATACACTTCCAACGGCTTGTGCACTTTCTTTTCTTTGTTCAGAAGTAAATGGTTGAGTCATATTCAAAATCTCATTTATCATTGGGTCTTTTGAAAATTCCTTTGTAGGTCTTTGTGATTGTTGAATTGCTTGTTGTTTTTTAACCTCCGTCATCTCTCTTAATGATGGAGTAGCCGGTTTCTTTTGTGAGTTTAATGTAACTGCACCAGATTTGATAAGCTTAGTTATTTCTTCTTTAACTTGTTGCTTAACTTCGTTTTTAACAACTTCTTTAATTAAAGTTAATAAAATTTCTGATTTCATAATAATTGTTTATATATGTTTTAGTAATAAATATTGAAAGAATAAATTTACCCTCTATTGTTTCGTATGTTAGTCCCAGCAGCTGCCATAGCTGGTTCATCTCCACCTATAATCGATTGTAGTGCTGCTTGAAAATCTCTATCTACTTGAGATTGACTTCCTTCGATAAATCCCTTAGTCAATTGTTGAGCAAGATTACTTACCGATAAATCGGCTTCACTAAATGTAGTGTTTGCAGTTTGATTTTCTGCAAATGAATCCAATACTGGACTTAAAACCGTTCCACCTGCCAATTGTACCATATCTTTGAAATCTAAAGATTTTATAGGATTTCCTGAAAATGGTTTTATAAAATATCCACCCCATGGTAATACTCCCGGTGCAGGTGGTGCGGGTGGTGGGTAATTACATATACATGTAAATATTCCACCAACAGTTAATAGATGTACGGATGCTGTTAATATAAAATTTAATAACCAGGGTGAAACACTATCCATTGGTGGAACACTAATTGGTTTCCAAATTCCAGGAGAAAAATTAAATCCGTTGATTGTACTAATATTCTTTACTGCACCAATACATGGGAATTTTGGTGTAGGTGTTTTAGCAAGGTTTGCACCTGTCCAATAAGCCTGTATTGCCGGGCCGATATCTCTTAATAAATCTCCATTTTTATTTAATTGTGTACTTTGTAAGATTAGAAGTAGGGTGGCTTGCATACCTTGTTTATTACCAAACTCTACGGGTACACCATATCCAGGAAAAAGAGTTTTACCACCTCTTACAACCTTATCATATTCTTCGGTTAGTGATTGGGCAAACCAAAAATTATCATTTAAGTTTTTTATACTTTCGGAATCACCTGTAAAATCAAATACTCCTCTATTTGCTAAACCCGTTATGGTTTTACTCTTTGCAACATTTTCCGCCATTTCCAATGCCATATTCAAATAAAAATCACTCCAACTATTTGAAATGCCACCATCAAACTTACTTTGAATATTAGCTTTTACTTTTTTTAAATTAACTGCCATTTTATTTACTTAAAAAATTAGTAGTAGATAAGATATCATTTAATTTATTTGAAATACTTATGAAATCATTAAAATTTTCAGGTCCAATTTTAGAAGGGCCGGATGGGGTTAAATATTGTTGTGCCATCAATGCTATTATTAGTTCCTGTAATATAGCTATTAACTCACCACCCAATACCATATTTTGAACGGGTGCGCCTTGAGCTCCTGCTCCCGTGTTTTTACCCAAAAATATTTTACCATTTTCCGAATTAAGAAATATTTGATTTGAACCAGCCGTATGTAGTGTTATATTTTGTTTGTTATGTATATAAACTTCCTTCTCCGCATCTATTGAATAATTACCATCGGTTATCACACCAGTATTTCCTTTTCCAAATATAATAAACTCCGATGCTTTTGCAGATAATACCACTCTATCCGAATTTACAAATAATTGATTACCTGTTAGTTTTTCTGAATTTGGGTATTCTTTGAAACCTACTTTTGTTTTGCTTATATTTTCTTTAAATGGTACTTTTATTTTATTTGATGTAATGTAAATTGATGTACCATCTTTATTTATATCCTCATCAACCAATTCACCAATTTTTTTAGAATCCAAATCTGGATTTTGTTTGTTGCGAATGAATATACCAGGTGACGATGTTTTACCATCTTCCGTCAAATATAATTCACTAAAACGAATTGTATTACCAACTCTACCACTTATAATGGTATCACCTTGTTTTGGATTTAAAAATTTAATCTTTTCGTTTATTTCATAACCAATATCATTCTTTTTAGTTTTGCCAGAATTAGTTGTACCACCTGTTTTTGAAGTATTGGATAACGATTGTCCGGACTTTGAATCTCCTTGTGTATCAACGGGTCTGGTTGCCGTATAAGTTACTTCATCTCTTCTATAATTTGAATATGGTGTATTGGTATATGGTAACCAAAATGTCTGATTAAACATTTTAAATATAACAACAGTTTCACCCTTTATTGGAAATGTAAAATTATTTTTGTCAAATGGAAATGCGTAATCGTCAGTTTCAAATGTATCTTCAAATTCATAAGTGATTGCACCATACATTCTTGCATCTAAATCCGAAAAATCTTTATTATCATTATGTATAGAAACTATATCTTCTTCATCTTTTGTAAAAAATTTAGAATTTGTAGGATAAACATTATTGACAATAGCTAAAAATGAATTTACTTCGGTCATTACAATTTAGTTTTAATTTCTTCTATTTCTATTTGAATATCAGTCATTTTCTCTTTAGCTTTTTCTTCAACTGCATTTATAGTATCTTCCATATCCGCAAGTAGTTGAGCTTTTTCATTTTCACTTAACCAACCATCTTCTCCGATACCTTTAGCTTCGGCTGCAGCAAGTCTTTGTGCAATCGTTGCAAGTTTAATTAAGTGGTCATCGTTTTTAACCGATACCTCAATTAAGTCTTTTATGATAGGTGCAATAACAGTTGCTTCACCAACATTACGAATTAACTTTCTTAATGATTCAATTAAATCTGAAATGTTTTTCTTTTTGTTTTGTTGGTTTTCGTATATATCTTTGAATAGTGATGATAAATTTTTACCATCAAATAATTGAAATTCGTTTGCCATTTTATATGTTTATGTACTAATAATTATTTACTTATTAAAAACTTACCCAAAACTAAGTAATCCATATCACAATTATGAAATGTCCAAATTGCTTTTTGTGGGTCATTTGTCATTGTATGGTCTTTTAAATTAAATGATGTATTCAATAGAATGGGTGTTCCTGTTAGTTTTTCGAACTCCTTTAATAAGTCATAGTAAAGTGGGTTATCTTCTTTTTTAAGTGTCTGTATCCTTGCAGAATTGTCAACATGAGTTACTGACGGAATGTTTACATCCTTTTTAACTTTGACAACCTGATTCATATAGGGAACATCCTCTTCCGATAGAAAATACTTTTGATAATCTTCAATTGTTACCGATGGGGCAAATGGCCTAAACATTTCTCTCTTTTTGACAACTTTATTAATTCTATCCCTAACATCTGGTAAATGTGGATTAGCCAATATAGAACGATTTCCTAATGCTCTTGCACCAAATTCAGTTCTACCCTGAAACCATCCTATAATATTACCATCATTGATTAGTTTTGCAACCTTTTTACACAACATATCATCGGTATCAAACATTTCAACTTTACTTCTATTATTTTGTAATATAATTTTAAGTAATTCAGGAGTATTCCATTCTTCACCTAAATACGGAGATTGATTATCACCACCTTTTACTTTTGGATTGCCCATTACAATATGATGTTGATATAAACATGCACCAATTGCAGAACCACTATCTGCTGGTGCGAATGGAATCCATACATTTTTTATTGATGTAAATCTTTTAATTTTACCATTTGCAGTTCCGTTATATGCACACCCACCACCTAATACCAAATTCTCACATTCCCAAATATTAGTAACTCTATTGATAATAAAATATAATGCACTTTCATACCATCGTTGTAATGCAGCAGCTAAATCTTTATGATGTTGTTCGATTGGTTCATCTTTGAAGCGGGGTGGAAATCCAATTAAATCAATTAATTTATCGTTAAACATATCGTTATCCGATGTATGCCATGTAAAATAAGACATATCCATTTTTACAATATCAATTTCACCACCAATAGTTGTAACCTTATCAAATATGTTATTATATTTTTGATTATCACCATATGGAGCAAGTCCCATTACTTTATACTCACCTTCGTTTGGTTTAAATCCTAAATATGCCGTAAATGCTGAATATATTAAACCTAATGAATGTGGAAAGTGTAGGGTTTGTATTTTGTGAAATCCTTTGTCATCACACATTGTAGCATATACCGAATGTCTTTCACCAACTCCATCAATTGATAAACCTATTGCGGTATCAAATGGTGATGTATAGTAAGATAACGCTAAATGTGATAAATGGTGTTGAGTATATGTGATAATTCCATCATAACCAATAGATTTTAATAATCCTTTTAAATTACCTTCATTTTCATTCCATCTTTTATTAAATTGTCTCCACTTCATTGGAAATCTTAAACCACCCCATTTTCCAATCGTTTCTTTAACTCTTTCGTATTTATCATTTGGATTTTCATACCAACAAACCATATCAACTTCATCAATTGTTATCTTTGCGTATTCCAAACACCATTGAATTGCTTTAAACGGAAAAGAACTATCGTGTTTTTCACCGGATAGTTTTTCTTCTTCAATTGCACATATCACTTTACCATCTACAACTAATGCAGCTGCTGAATCATGATAAAATCCTGATAGACCTAATTGTATCATAGTTAAATTTTAATATCACCACATTTGTCAAATTCATTATATAATTCCATTTGTCTTTCTTTCATTTTGTTGACAACTTTGGTAATATAATGAGTAGGGTGACCTGTCATTTCTCTAATAAGTAAATATAATGATTTTTTATTAAAGTTTTCTATATAATTTGCTCTTCTAAATAATTCTAATACCGAATCTGCTATTTGCATGTCTCTTTTCTTTGGAAAGTAATTTTCTAAATGTTTATCCCAATATTGTAACATTCTAATATTAAATGTTCTATGTTCATCATTTCTCTCCTCTTCTCTAAAATTATTTTCAGTATCAAATGATTCGGGTAAACCAGACATTACATCTGTATCTTTATATCGTTTATAATTTGCGTTATTATTTAAAATAAGATAATTTCTTGCAACAATAGTAAAATAAGAAAAAGCTTTTCCTTTTCCTGCTTTATACATATGTATTTTTTCAATCATAAATGCAACTACTTCCGACATTACATCTTTTGGGTCATCATCAAAATAAGTAAATTTCCATTTATTATAAACTATCTCTGCAAGCTTATCAAATGCAGATGCAATTCTTTCTCTATATAATTTATCTTTAATATATTGGTCATCGGTTAGATTATATTCAATTATAGCATCTTCCGTATCTTTTGAAAAGTATTGTCTATTCGGCCCTCTTTTTTTTCTAATTGGCATTTTGTTTTGTTTTGAATTTTTCGATAGTTTCTTTAATTTGATAAAATATAGAACCTACTTCATCATCCTTCTCAAACATTTCACGACTATCTATCAATCGTAATGCTTCCAGTAATGCTTCGTTTCTTTCCAACTCGGTTTGTAAAAAAATATCATTTTCTTCAATGACATCTTCGTATTTTTCTAATTTATTTAAAAGATTATAAATTGCAAATGATTATTCAACTACTAATACTGATAATATTGTGATTATTGTATATAACATAATTAAACGATTTCGTATCCTTGTAAAAAATATTTGTTTGCATTTTTGAATTTAATTTCAACCATTTCACCTTCTTTGGATTTCATTACAATTTTATCGTTTCTACCATATGTTTGTCTTTTGACAACTTGTGTATTATAAACTCTATCTTTAATTGTAAATCCGTCTAAATGGTCAATTTCATGTTGAACAATTACCGTCATCATAGTTTCTTTTGAAATTGACTCATTTTGTTTATCTCCATCTGGATTAATTTCAAATGTTAGTTCACCCAAATTATCGGTATCTACAACAACTTTGGAAGCTCTAATAGTTCTAACAGGTTTTTCAACAGTTGATGGGATTGATAAACATCCTTCAAAGAATAAAAAACCTTCTTTTGACTTTTCTTTAATAATTGGATTTACTAAAAATAATTCTTCATCACCAAACTGAATTAAACATGCTCTTTTCTTAATTCCAATTTGTGTTGCAGAAATTCCTAATCCTGGATGCTTTACCATAGCTTCGGTTAATTGTATTCTCAATTCATCTGACTCTTTTTGTGTGATTTCTGTTTTAGGAGTAGGTGTTTTTAGATATTCTCTAAATTCTTTTGTTTCTAATCCTAATTGATTTTTGTCTACTATTAATTTCATTTTTTATTTTTTAATTCCGTATTTTATAAATTTATACCATATTCTTTCATGTAGATAATACTGAATAGGTTTGTATACTAATTCTGCTATACCAAATGCTGCACCTACTTTAATTGAACCACTTACCCACCACATTATACCAAATCCAATTAAAGTTGATACAATACGATATGAAATAGTTTTGGCAATGTGTCTTTTACGCTCTACTACCATCTTTCTCAATTTCACCTTTACGGATTTTAGTTCCACTAATTACTTCAATATTAGTAGGAGGTTCGTGATATATAACATCATATCCAACGCCTCTACCATAGTTTACACTTTCAATATCTGGAATAATCGATAGTAAGATTTTATCCCAATTATTTGTAAAAAATGGTTCTTTTTGTAATTCTTGTAATACTTCTTGTGCTGATTTAGGATTATTTTCATCCTTTTGTACATCTCTAATTGCAACCCAACAATTCTTTCCGTTTTCCAATTGTTGATTGATTAACCACTCATGACCTTTGTGCCACGTTTGCCATCTTCCGATGAATAATGCATATTTTTTCATAAATTATAATTTCGTATTTCTAATATACGAAAATAATTTTAATTTACCAAATATTAATAAGTTTTAATATTTTCATCTTCACTTCTTAGTCTAGATAACTCTCTAACATTACCACCCTTAGTTGATAACCAATAATTAACGGCCTTTGAGTTATTTATCCATAATTTTCTGTTGTGCCATGGAAATTCAGGATGCATCCACTCTTCCCATTTTAAATTCCCAGTATCAGGTGTATCATCAACCACAACATCATTAGACTCAATAGGTTCAATTTCTTTCGTTTCGTTAATCTCATTTTTTTCAGTTTCGTTAACAATATTTTCCTCTATAATTTCTTTTTTATCACCATATACCTGATAATTCTTATAGTTTTCCTCCATTAGCTCATCTAAATCTTTAAAATCCGGCTTTTTTTCCTTTTTTTTACCAATTAATCCGTTAAATGCGATAATTAGAGCTACTGCCAATGGGTCAAACACAATTACAATTAAAAATATGAAAAATTTTACAACATTTTTCAACTCCATACCAAATGCATCGGCAATAAAACGAAATCCACCCACTTCTTTCTCTAAATCTAAGTTTGAGGTCTTAATTTTGTTAATTTCTTCGTTATTTTTAGCATTTTCCGTTTGTAAAACCTCTATTTTTTTGTTAATTTGAGCAGTTTGTCTATCTTTTTGGTCAATTGAGCGTAAAAGACGAGAATTTACCTTACCTTTATCTAAAATTGTGTTTTGAGTTGAGGATAGTTGACCTAATTGAGTATTAAGTTGAGTAATTTGTGCAGTATTTTGGTCAATTTTTGTAGTATAGACTAAAACCTCTCTATCTACCCGTTGCAATTTTAAGGACTGAGATTGAAATGCATTTGAAAGATATCCAAATATACCCGCAGAGGTGATTAACATCAGTAATGCAACTGCAGAGGTCAAATACCACTTATTAAATCCCTTAATGTTTTCCCACTCTTGTTTAAGATAGGTTGCTGCAACCAACTTTGCAAACTCTAAAACACTAGCCATTACCATTACAGATACAGCTGCTCCACTAAATAGAACACCTAAACCGGTTACGGAGAAGTAAGCTGCACATCCGGCAATAATTAGTGCAGAAAATCCGACTAAATATTTAAGCCAATTCATTTATCGATTTATTCTGGTTAATTCGGCAACTCTCTCTACTATCTTTCTTGCATCTTCTAAAGTAGTGTGAGCAACTGATGGCGACATTGATTGTGCACCAGTAATTCCGTTTTGTAAAATCCTCAACTTTCCGTCTAAAGATTCTAATAACATTTGTATTTTTTCGTTGTATATCATAGTAATAAATATTTGTTTATAATAAAAAAGGTAGAAGTGTTTAATCTCCTACCTTTTCAATATACGAAAAATAACTGAATTAACCTAATTTTGGGGTTAATTTTTTTGGTTTGGACTCTTCTTTTCTTTCAATAGTAATTAAGAGAATACCATTTTTAATTTCAGCTTTTGCTTTTCTACCATCGAAGTTTTTACCTACGGTAACTCTTTCTTCAATGTCTGAAATTAATTGATTGAAAGGATTTTCTTTGTCCTCTTGTGTTTTTTTGGCTTTGATTTCAATCTTGTCCTCAAAACAATTGATTTCAATACCATCAGGATTGTGTCCTAATACTGATAATGCAATTGATGCAGATTCATCTTTAATGTCTACTGCAAATTTGTTTTGAACATAAGTTGTTCTTTCTTGGTTTTTAATTGGAAAATATTCATTAAATAATTTCCCATAATCAATCATGTACATAATATAAATGTTTTTAGTTAATAATATCCTACATAGTCCAAATACTATACCAATGGACTACTTTTGACATTTTGACACTAAATTTCGTTATTTTGTCTTTCGATAATTGTAGACATGTGGTCTGCCCAATGCATAATAAATTGTAACTTATAAACTAATTGTTTCTTTAAATCGTGACCTGCTAAATACTTTTGATTATCTTCATCATACATACCATCAGTAAGTTTGATTGCAAAATATTCTTTCTCATTATACTGAATACCATAGTGATTTAATGTAAAGAAAGTTCTATCAGTTAGGGTCATATATGGAATATTCTCATTACGAACAAACAAAGTTCCGTATTTCTTTTGAGACCATTCTTCTTGATTTGGT